ATACTGCCAACGCTGTTGCGCTTACAGTGAAGCTCTCAAGCAATCCTGCTGCAACACTTGCCTGCCAAGTCTGAACCAATGTTCTAACTTCTTTCAAAGCAGGTGTTGTGTATTGCGCTGCCATCAATGCAGTCTTTTCAGCGTCACTCAAGTCGTCTAATAAATCTCTTAACTTTGAAAGCATCTCGATAGAGAGCGAATCAAATTGTGTTAGGAGATTATTGATTTCAGTTGAAGACAGCCGATAAAGATAAGCCTGATGTGATACTAGAGCATCAAGCAGAGCCTGTTGTGACAACTGGATGTTCATTTGTCACTCCTGCGATTTAAACCACCATAGGTCTATTGACTGACTCGCTTTCTATACGTGTTTGCTCATCCTCATAGCTAATTTCTGGAACTTTCCCAGTAGTTAGCAACTCATGGAAGGTTTCCATACTCATGCGATTAGCAAGCACCATTTCCCAATAGAACTTAAGCGTATCAAGGTCAATCTTACCTTTAGCAAAATCTTGCTTAATTGTGAGTTTCGCTTTAGATCCGCTTCCATAATATGCAGCACACCATTTAAGCGCATATTCCATCGCCTCATTAGTATTGGCCACACACAAAGAAAGGACGCTGTACTGAGCAAGTTTTTCATTATTTGATTGAGTAGCCGTTTTATTGACTTGTTCCGTCTCAAGAATCTTGGCACCCATGGCCTGCATGTACTTTTCTTTAGCATCCATAGCCTGTTTTGCTAAGGTGCTTTCAGTGACTTGCTTGTAGTCAAATGATGAGCCTTTCGGAAGCATTAAAGGATTCTTAGAACCTAAGCGAACTCCATTTTTCTGCAACCAGTCGCGCCAACCTTCATCAAGTTCATTAATAACTGGTTGGGCTTGACCACAAATGAAAACCATCTCTTCATAGCTTGCGCTGTTTTGATAATGGGCCAAGTTCATAGTGACAATTGGTTCTAATGGGATCGGGTCAATATTCCAATCATTAGCCAAAGACCCCAAAGGAATAAAAGGAATTTCATTCCATCTTTGGCCTAATGAATTCGTTGGATAGAAGGCATCACCGCCCTGTAGTTCTCCTGACTTATCTGTATAAACTTGAACGTTATATTCATTGTTTTCATCAAGTCGAAGTACGCGGTAAATATTGATTTCTTTCTTAGAGAATTCGTCTTCTGGATCTTTTTCTGTGGACTTCTCATGCAAGACAATAAGTTCAGGCTTATAGACCGAACCAACTCGCTTTAGACTCCAATTGATAATGCTCAACGACTCATAAAATACGATTGTTGGTCGAATGCCTAAGCTCTCTGCCTGCTGCACAGACACATTGCCGTCAGTAGTTGGATAATCAACAAATAAACCACCACGTGCATGTTTAAGCTGACCTTGCAAGGCAGATTGTGCAACTTGGTAAATTGACTTACCTGTACCATCTGCATCGTATTTAAGAAAATCCATTCCATCTGGTTCGAATGTTGGGTCCTCAGCAAATACCACGCCCACCATCTTGTTTAATGTGTCTTTAGAAATCTCGTAGAACACAGCACGGGTTAAATAAGCCAAATAATATTGATCATTCTGCGTTAAATCAGACGATACATTGGGTTTTGGTAAATAAAGTTCGCCACGCTTCTTAACCGTGGCAGAACCATCACAGACATCGTCGATAGTTTCCCAACGCTTTTTCATGTCTGCATAAGCTTGATGTTCAGTATTAACTGGCATTAGTAAACCATTCCTATATCTAGTGATCTTGCAGGACGAATAATTGGGAAGCGTTTAGCAAGAGGATATCCGCCAGCATCTCCCACATGGTCCAAGCCTGATTTCTTATCTGGCATTCCAAAATCGTCATAAACTTGCTGCTCAAAAGTTTCTGTGAGTCTTGGACATTTATTTGTATTGACTAAGAGTGTTCGCTCACCATTGCCATTTAAGATCAAAGCATTTACTGCATTAATTCGGTCTTTAATGTTCGGGTTTGTTGAATTTACTTCCACCCTTAAACCTTTCTGTCTCAATATTGCATGATCAGATTCGCTACTCTTTTTCGATGAAGTAGCTTGGCCTGCCGCATCAGGGATAATTGTCATCTCATGGTTTGGGAACTTTTCAATCAAAAGATCAGCCATAGTTGGCGTATCACGAACGCCTACCAGCTCATCTAAAGCTCTTGGCTTGCCATCTCGAATGACATAAACCACAGCAGCCATCTTTAAGACGTTAAAGTCCATACCAATGAGCAAAGCCTCATTAGGTCTAATTTCTTCATCTGTGTGGTTTAAGGTTCGGTCGAAGTCTGGATAAACTGCCCCGCTCGTCAAGTTAACAAACTGGCCTTTTAAGTAAGCAGAAATCAATTGAGGTGGATAAGACTCAAACAATGATGCAATGTAGTCATCAGGGAGATTGGCTTCATTGTCGTAAGTTGAAGCTTGAATCATTCCGTAAAGTGCGCGCTTAGCATCGCTTAAGTTTGCTTCTTTGACAAATTGCTCATGAGTGAACTTAAAGCCCTCTGGCGTTGTTGCAACATCAATACCGTTCAACAAACCAGCTTGTTTATATCGCATACGAGCAATGATCTTCCGCCAAGCTTGTTGAGCCTTGACCTTTGTCATCACATCAAGCTCATCAATCAGCGCATGACCAATCTTAAAACCTACAATAGTGTTGGGCTTTTCCATTGATCGGCAAATAATTGTGCTTCGATATTGGCGGCCATAGTAAAGATCAACTTCTTTGTTAGATTCATAGATCTTTGTCTTCAATCCCCAATCGAAAGCTACTTCATCAATCGTAGGGAAAAAGATATCTCGGATCTGCGGATAGGTTGGAGCAAAGTAACCCAACGGCACTTTAGGGAAAGACCAAGACTTATCACAAAGACTTGAACAACCAACCCATGTTTTACCTGAACCAAACCCGGCAACGAACGCTCTAAATTTATTTGGTAATTGTAGGAAGTTAGCCTGAGGCACATTCAGTGTTGGATTGATGTTCGGCATCTTTTTTACTCGCATCTACAACATGAATAGTGACATTTACAGGTGTTGGATCATCACCAGCACCATCCTCGCCATCTCTCAACCGCTGAATTTCTAATTTCTTCAATTCAAGATCTAGTAGTTGTAAATCATGACCATGCATTTCATCTCTTATCTGTTTGATGATGCCTTGCTTCATGATTTTGTTTTTACCCCAGTCTTCATACATTTTTTGAAGCTCATTGAGGCGGACAGCTTTATTAGCTAAAGGAATGTCATAGATATTGGATTTAAACTCTTCTCTTGTTTTATAAAAAAGCTCTTTAAGCTTCTTTGCCATTTTCTCGCCTGTCACTTTCGTTGGGTCATACCCAGCACACTGCATGCGATCAATTTCAATGTTAAATCTATTCTTTACAGCGTCTGCTACTTGCTGGGGCGATTCAAAGCATGCAAGAGACTGAACTATAAAGATTTTCATAGGATCAGTTAGTTTTGCCATAACCCCCTCGTCGTATAGATATGTAAAGAATCTCCTAAGCTAGTTTCAACAAACATGTACCACATGCATGAGCAATGTTGGCTCTAGATATAGTTGGACCTTCATTCGCAAGATTAACCATTTTCTGAACTTCTTCTGATGCGCCATAACGTTGAACAACACCATGAAACTCTTCGACATCATGCCCACGTAAATACAATCTAGGTTCGCCTACGGATGTATATTCAAACTCGCCAGAATCTTTATTCTTCTTATGCCCGATGTGATAAAGCTCATGCTCAACCAAGGCACAAAAGTCTGTATCACTCATGACCTGACATACACGAGCATCCAGAGTAATTATGTATTTAGGAATATCACCAAACCAATTGATCAATTGCAGTTCCTGACGCTGTTTGCGCCACCCTCCTACATTAATCATCACTTTCTCAGTTTGACCATATACCCGTTTATCTTTTGCCTCACATTTAGCGTAAGCCCATAAGAAAGAAATCTCAGGGGGTTGAAAGCTTAGAAGGTGTTCATGGTCTTGGTTGTATAATTTCCCATATGTCTCTAGAAAGGTTTCTCTTATCCATGGCCATAAATCATTATTCGCAGGCAATAAATTCCTCGTCCTCAACATCCGTGTTTTGGCAATCCTGAATCGGTGGGTATGGTCTTTTCATAAATCTCACCCATTAAAAAACCGCCACTTGGGCGGTTCTGTTTAAATGTCTTTTGTAAAATTTATAAATGCAACATCTCTCCCATTTTCTTCTGGGAAAAACGTAAACTCAAAACTAGCATCTGGATTTCTTTTCGTAGTTACACTAGAAGTGTGAACATCCTTAAATCCAAAAACCTCTACAAGCTTTTTGCCTTTAGTGACTTCCTCATCTTCTGTTAAGAAGTACACTTCCAAATTTTGATCTAGTTTTTGAAGTTCACTTATTAAATCTTTTACTTTCATTATTTAATCTAACTTTGTTATGGATTAATAATGATAATAATTTGCTATTCAAAACACCACTTCAAATCATCAGGTGTTTCCAAATAACACCCTTGTTTATTGCAGAATGCGTGAATGTCGTTTAGGTATTCGGTGAATTGAGCTGTACTTGCATCTGTAGTGCTCATTAACTCACAAAGTCCATCAGCTACTTGTTGATAGGCTGGATGCTTAGAATCCTTCAACTCTCTTACAGCTTTGAATGTTTTCTTGTATTGGCCAACGTCATCACGGTCATAGATTTTTGCTAAGAAGTTCTTCTTGAAGAACAGATGCTCATAGTCTTTATCTGTACCTTGACGTTTAGCCCATTGATTAAGCCACATCCAGTACAAGCGGTTTTGAGCCTTTGTCCGGTCTTTCTCTTGTGGTGCAATCAATACGACTAAAGGCTTCCCTTCACTCGCAGCCTTTGCATGATTAGTATTGAGATAGCCAATTACATAGTTGATGTCAGAATGGTTTTTGATGACGAATCTTGGTTCCATTTTGACACCTCTTAGCACATTAGATTTGAATCTTCCTTTTCGATCTCAACGCGTAACGTATAGTTACTGCTGCCATCAGGGACAAAAGACCACTCTTTTATCTTGCAGTCATTTTCTAATTGGAATTGATTTAGAAAAGCCAAGAGCTCATCTTCAAATTTATCTTCCAGTATTTCTACAATAGGCTTTACCATTTCACTTTCCCGCACAACTCTGGCCAATCAGCATCAGTACTAATTTCAATTATGAAACCGCGACCTTTTAATTCTTGGAGATACGCATCTGTTAGTTCTTTATCTTCTTTGAGGTGGTAAGGAAGATCCATTGCACAAAAGTTTTCGCCTTTCTTAGTCTGACGTTTAATTGCACCTTCAATTTGTTTCTTACACTTGGTAAATGTTCCTGGTTGAGCCATTTTAATTCTCACAAAAAAAGAGCCTATTGGCTCAGTTAAAATATTTCTTCATCTTTAAGACTAAGCATCCGCTTTGTTTTCTCTAACCAACCATCAAATAGTTCTTCCGATTCTTGCCTTGTACCTAATTCAAACTTATCGAAAGCAGCGTGGCAAACATGGCACAACGGAACTGTGTATAAATCACTTGCCTTGATACCACGACCTTTCCCGTGTTTTGAGCTATTAGAATGAGCCGCTTGTGAGTGAGGATAGCCGCATCTAACGCATGGTAATTTTCTTATTGCAGCAAGTCGCTTTGCATCACGCATGAAGGTTACTTCTAATATTCTTCACTTGGTCTTTGTGTCTTTTAATCTTCGCGTCAATTTCGACCATTTCTTTTGCCGTCATCAAACCGCGTGAAAGATTTTGAAGCTTTTCTATTTCATTGCACAAAGCATTTAAATTCTTCTTCGCTTCGATTGTGTCCATATACAATCCTGTTTTTAACTTAGATGAAGTGAGCAGCTCATCAACTTTGAATGCACTCCTGTGCCAAGAGGTCAAATCATCGTTGCACACTTCTCTAAATAAAAAGCCCCGCCAAAGCAGGGCATAAAAGAAAACCTCCCGAAGGAGGTTGAGTGTTTATCTAGTTGGTTGTAATGGTTTTACTGTTTCACCATCGTATTCTGCAACCCAGAAACTTGTTCTATAAATAGCCTCTATAGCTTCTTTTTCAGTCTTGTACTTAGTTGCCTTGTTAATGTCTTTTTCAGGGTGGATATCACCATTAAAACCTACCATTGCATATTCATAATATTCTGGTCTTCTAGCATTAACTGATGCTGTTGATACCCCAATGTACACTAAGCTCATTTTTTTATCCCCTTTTTATTGGAGATAAACTTATACCACAGAAAACAAAAAAGCCCACAATTAAGTGAGCTTTTGAAATAACGCTAGTGAACCTGACTACTCAAGCGCACTATACCAGATATCCTATACCGCGCGTTTAAACGAGTCAACACCAAATGCATCAAAAATATTAAATTTCTGCCTAATTAGGTCAATATTGCTGAAACACTCAGTGCGGCCACAAAAATGCTTCTTGGGTGTATATCTGTATTTTTGCAAAAGTCTTAATAGTAAAGTCTCAAACCTATAGAGCTTCTTTCTATCTCCATTCTGTAGACTCAAAACATCAAACTTATATGGAAGCCTACTGTTATCAGGGAATCTCGACTCTAGAGATTTTGTAGTAATTCCAATTTTATAAAACTCCTCTTGTTCATCATAACAACGAATTAGGTAAATCATTGCACCCTGATCCATTAAGCTTTCTTCATTACAGGCTACACATCCTCTGCCTGCTAGTAGCTTTTTAGCTCTGGTCCTTATCCAACCGTGTTTAGGGCATTTGATCTCAACAGTAGAGTCAACATCCTTATCAAAGACTACTCTAGAGAAATCATAATCAAAGTCCTCATAGGTTAATTCTAAGAGTTTCATAAAATTTTGGTGACGACGTTGCATAGCTGTGGCTACGCAAGTATTATTGCGCACAGTCATTTTGGAGCCTCAATTTCAATTTGATTAGAGCCATATAGGTGTTGGTAGCACCTGTATGGCTTGCTTAAATATTATACCATAAAAACAATTAAACTTATGATATTCTTAATCTTTTATCATGTGCGTGAAGAAAAAATCTTGCACATCCAACCATGATATTTACCTGAGCTTTAGACTGGTTTGTAATGCCAGCCACCGCACTTAAAGATCGATTTTCGACCTTATGCTTAATCAAACACATCACTGCATACTTAGCTTGATAATCAACCTTCTCGGACCGCAGAATGCTTCGCAATAGTGTGTGCACTTGATCCGCTTCAAAATCATTAATCTCACAACGGATGTAAGACTTACCTCGTGGCACTTCTTTCCCCGCTTCACGCATCAACCAATAGATCTGATTGATATGCAATCCATCTGGTAAATCTCCTCCTTTCATGCGCACAGTTTCACACCAAGCGCCGAACTGCTCTAGCCATCCATCAATTGTGTATTTATTCCAATCCATTACTGGTGTTACTACTGCCGCATTCATACCGTCACCCTAACCTTTCAATTCTTTAAATTCTGCTAATGTAATTTTTATAAACGGGTCATCAATGCAATACTCTTGATCAATAACAGGAGCACTTACATACACATCATTCCCATTAACAAGTGCAAACTTCTCTACAAAGCGACATCCACAATATTTGCCTGCAAACTTATCGCAGTTATAGATACCGCAAACACCACGAATGTCATCCTCCCAAATAACAACCTCATGATTCACTCTAACAACGAAAAACTTTTCGTCCTCGGTCCAACCTAATGTTTCTATGTCGCACATATCTATCCCTCACCCTAAATCATCAAATACTTTTTAATTTCATCTATGGCTTCATCTGCACCGAAGCAGACTTTGCACATGTAACCTTGTTCTTCTAAGCGTTGAATCATGAGCCTTTGACTTGGTTGTAACTTCCCTTTCTTTGACTTCAATTCAATCCAAAGCCCGTGTATCTCACCATTTGGAACAATTAGCTGAAGGTCTGGAACACCAGCCTTCACGCCCAACTTTTTAAACTTTGCAGCTTCAATAATGTTTCTTGAGCCACCATTAGGAATATGAAACAGGTAATCACTCAAACGACCTGAACCATACTTCACACGATGCGCCCAACTCATGAGCGTCATCTGTTCTTGATCTTCTGTAGGTACTCGGTTGAATCGCTTAGAGCGAGCTGCCTTCAGTGACTGGACCCTTTGAGCCTCTTTGAATGTGGTCATTTGGTTAGCTCCTCAATATCAACATCTTTAATATTGCGAACTGCATAAGCTAGGTTTTTATAGCTAGAAAGCTTTTGATTTAACTCACTGTACTGAGTGACAAGTCTTTGATTGTCAGCAATCAGGCGCTCTATGCACTGTTCTTTATCTTTAGCAGCCTGAACTCTTGCTTTTGACTTGATTGCTTTAATCTGAGTGCGGTATTGAGGCAATTGTTCTGCCCCAACACCATGTAAAAAATGCTCTAAGTTTTTAGTCAATCGGCTACTGTTCTTGGTGATGAATATTGTGCAGAATCCCATATCTATGCGAATCATCTTGTCGAAAGATTCATGCCCAAACTCATGTCGAACATAAACCCAAGGCAAGCAAAGTCTAAACTCGATAAAAATCATCCTTCCCCCTTGAGCGCTTGCTCTAACTTCTTAACCGTGTCAAAACCAATGGCACCTGATAAATACATATTTTCAATTTCGATAATTACTGCACCCACCCGCTTTTGCAGCTCCTCCACTTTCGCTTGCTGTTCGTCCATCTCTGCCTGACGCTTTACCCAAGCCCAATAAGCACCGTTAATGGTCGCTAGGTTTGTCGGGAGAATATCCCCTTCATAGCTACTTGTTTTTTCACAAAAGGTAAGCTCGGACAGGAGATCTTGGCATTTGAGCTTTTTCTCAAACTCTTCTCTACACTTATCCATCTCAAACATCCCCACTTTGCAATTAGGCGAAATGTGGTTTTCTGGTTTGTCTAGGGTTTCTAATTCCCTCGGATTCGAGAGTTTATCAATGCGGTGACCTGCTGCGATTTCTTCTGGTGTGGCAAATTCAATCTCTCCTTTAGTTGTATGAAGGCGCCAGTTTTCCCCATTCTTTATGAAATTACACTTGATAAGATCCTTATCAATACTGCTTATTTGGTAGATAGACTCGGTTATTTTGTCTGTGCGTTTAACCCAATCCCCGACTTTAAACTCACTCATGGCTGGCTCCTTTTTCTTGCTCATACCGCCTCCTTGTAACGTTTAGTAATGGCTTCCTGCTTAAGCTGGTCTAGCATTTTCAGCTTTCTTAATTTCTCGTATAGGTTCGCTGCTGCTCTTGTTTCTTCATTACGAGTACCGAGGTTGTACGCTCTACGCAGCTTCATCATTGAGTTGTAATCTGCAAATTCGATCATGCTTTCAGCTCCCCTTTAACATTCAGGATGTCTTTTGCGTATTGAGTTGCCTTGTAATGATTTTTCCCAACACGTTCGAAATATTTCCATTCAACAAATTTTTGAAGATTGCTGTAGATGGTTCCTCGATTGAAATCAAACACTGATTCCTTCACGTCTTTGACATTGAAAGGCGCAGTTGCATGACAACCGAACATGAGCAAGCTAAGTTGATCATCAAAGTTAAGTTTCTTGGTTTTACTTATTGATTTCATACAGCGCCTCCAACAATCAAAGCTGATTCAGGCAGGTTTGCTTTAACTGCTCGCTTCAAAGCTGCACGTTGGTTGCTTAATGCTTTAGCTTCCTTACAAAACTCACAACGACATTTGAACTTGTTATATCCGTAGACTGTCCCATGAGTGAATTTAGCCTCGTACTGTTCACCGCCAATTTCCTCAATCCAATCTAGGGTTTGCTTATCATCTGCTAATCTCATGAGAACGCTCCTACTGGACACATAAAGACAATTTCGATACCGCCATATGAAGGCTTGTTGAAAGTCTTAAGTTCTTTATTGATCACTGACTCAATGTGCTTTTTCGTTTCCGTCTTGAAGTTAAATGCACGCTTAAGAATCACCCTTGACCCATCTATCGCCTCTACGTTGAATTGCATCTTCTGGCGATCGATCGAAGTTACTTGCACTTGTACGCTCACGCTGCACCTCTCTCTTCCATAGACTGGTAATACTCAGGGCTTAAGTCAGCGAATGTTGCGCGTGACAAGTCTGTAGCTAATCGAACTGTGCCAATTGAGCCGTTACGAGCCTTACCTATGATGATTTCTGCTGTACCTGCTTCTTTAGAATCCTTGTTGTAGACTTCATCGCGGTAAATAAACATGATGATGTCTGCGTCTTGCTCTAAGTCGCCTGATTCTTTTAGATCTGCGTTTACAGGACGTTTGTTTGGGCGGTTCTCTAAGTTACGGTTAAGCTGTGCTAGTGCGATCACAGGACAATCAAAGTCACCTGCCATACGCTTAAGCTCATTAGATATTTCACCGATATCTTTGTCAGAACGACCAAAGTTGTTTTTAGTGAGTGGTGTTACTTTCTGGATGTAATCAACAAAGATTGCGCCAATCTTTCCGTATTTGGCTTGAACCTTCTTAGCTGATCTGCGGATAGTTGCCACAGTTGCGCGGTTGTTGTCGTCGATCATCAAAGGTGCTTTCTCAAGTACTAGAGCAGCGTTATTGACCTTCTGCGTATCGTCGCTATTTGGGTCGATATGGCCTGTTAATACTTTGCGTAGCTCTACTCCACCAATGCCGCTAATTAAGCGCTGTGCGATCTGTCTACCCTTCATTTCGATTGATATGAATAGAACCGGTAAAGATTGGTTGATCATCATGTCTGCTGCAATGTTTTGAGCAAACGTTGTTTTACCCATTGAAGGGCGTGCACCAATGATGACCAGATCCCCTTTGCTGATTTCACCTATTTTGTTGTCCAGAGCAGTAAAGCCAGTCTTGATACCGCCCTCATAAGGCATTTGGTTATGAATTGCCATGTGGCGATCAAGGAACTCTTTTACAGCTTCTTTTGAAAACTCATGAGCATGTTTAAGCTTTTCCTCACCAGCACCAAAATCTAAGTTCTGAACTAATGACTGAGCCTTGCTTACAGCAGATTCAGCAGTATGCGTTACCAAGTCATTTGCAATTGAATTGATCAGCTTACTAGTCTCTTGAAGCTTTCTGCGGGTAGATAAATCTTTAAGCTTCTTGATGTGAGTAACCAACAAACTTGCATTACTTACACGGCTCATCAAGTTAACAATGAACTGTTCATCAATCTGGTTAATCTCTAGGGGATTCGCCTTGATCAATTCAAATACAGTCACTTCATCAAACGACTCACCCTTGCTCAATTGGTTTTTAATGTGTGCAAAAATGATTTGATGTTGTGATGCAAAGAAATCTTGAGCATCGATCTGTGAGATAAACTCATCAGCAGCTTGGTCAATCGTCATGAGCGTAGACAGAATGCTTTGCTCAACCGGAATAGAATATAGTTCGATCATTAATCCATCCCCTTAAATTTCTTAGCAACGCCTTTGAACTGTGTTGCTGGTTGTTCAGGGATGACTTGATGCTGCTCAACAACTGGATTTTCTAATTGCTCAAGCTCTGCATTTGTCTCCTGCCAATTCCAAGCTGCTTTGAAAGATTCCCAACCACGAACAACGATAATTTGGAATACACGCTCATTGCTTAGCTTTGCTTCCTGAGCTTGTTTGAAAACAAGTTGTAAAGCACGTTGAGTTACTGGTTTTTTCTTCTTGTTGCGAAGATCAAGATATTCAGTTGCTGTTTGCTCAGATACTCCGTTTTTCAACAAGAAATCTTTTGCTTTGAATTTTTGAGTTTTTGGTGCTGATTCAGCACAAATAATATCTGTAGTATTCTCTGTGTATTCTCTGTATGTATTCTCTGTATTAGATGGGCGGATTTGTGCATTCAGTGTGGCGCTTTCGTGCATACAGTCTGGCGCATTTGTGCATTCAGTATGGCTGTTTTGTGCATTCAGTATGGCGGAATTGTGCATACTATTAATATCAATGCTTTCAGAGTATTCGATCAAAGCTTGATATAGGTTTTCACGCTCTACACGGTAGTAAACACGACGAGGCACACCCATCTTTTTTTCAGAGATGAATTTAAGTGATTTAAGTGTTGCTCTAGCCGTATCTTGCTCACGACGAGTAAGACCAGTTTCTTGAGTCCACTCATGATGTGTTTTGAAGATCCAACCTTCACTGTCTTTAGTGCGAGAAGTCCAGTAGACCAATTGAGAGAGCATCAAAGCTCCATTGATCCCACATCCTAAAAATACATAGTGCTTGTTGAATGCTATTGGCTGTTCGTTCATAGCTTCAATCAACTTAATAATTGGAATTGCTGCACCCATCAAACACCTCGCAATACAAATGCGGCTAAGTCAGCTTTTGCTTTAGCTAATGCCATAGAGTTTTCGAGAGTTCGATTAAGCACATAAGCCTCAACCGCTTTTTGAAACAAACTAATCTTCCGATTTAGTTCAATGTCTGCTAATATTGAATAGTTCATATGGTTTGCTCCGATTGAACATTGAGCCTGATCTTGTACATCAGGCTTTTTCTTTGTAACCAAGCTCAAAACACATGCCGAAATCTTCAATGTCATCTTGAAAAAGATCGTCAATTGTTTGCTTGCTTTCCATCCACGCTTTTGACATCACAAAAAGCGCATTTAGTTTTTCCTCGCTAATCATTCGATATTTCTTGAGGACAGTCTTAAATCCAAGAATGTCCAACAGCACTAAACAGTTCTCAAGCTCAGTCAAGCCATTGGATTTTCTATCATTTTTCATTCGTGATAATGTGCTTGGATCAATCCCCAACTGTTCAGCAACCTGACTTTGATTGCTTGATGCAAGGGCTTGCAAAACTCTAGAAACTTCATTTCTAGCCCTTGCACTCAATTCGGTTGATACTTTGCTCATGGTTTAGTTCCTAAGCGGTTGCATTAGTTCGTTTAATTGGTTGTTTACCATCAGCAAGATCACGTATTTGGTATTCACGTGCTAATGGGATTTTTGTTTCATCCCACTGGCTGATTGCATTGTGAGAAATCCCTAACTTCGCTGCTAACTGTGTAACAGTGCAGTTAAGCAGGGCTAAAGCTTCTGACTTAGTCATCTAACTTACCCATAAAGTAATTTAACTTACCTTATTAAACTACATAAAACTTACCAAGTCAATTGGTAAGATAACTTACGTTCTGCTGGTGGAATTAAAATGGAAACCCTTGGTATTCGCTTGAAAAATCTGCGTAAACAGAAAAAACTTACTCAACAAGCATTGGCTGATCTTGTTGGTGTATCTAAAACTTCTGTTATCTACTGGGAAAAAGACGAAAACGTGCCGAAGCATGAAAGCTTAATGGCATTAGCTAAAGTTCTTGGTAGCTCAACTGAGTACCTTTTGAAGGGTAAAGAGCCTAAAAATCTTACTAATTTTAATATTCAAGACTTTATTATTAAGCATGGACTAACAACTAAAGAAGAAGCTTCATTCGATGCTGACAGTATTATTGAACCTGATGTTGTCGAATTTGATGAGGTAAACGGTTATATATGGATTGACGTTGTGGAAGCTAATTTTTCGTGTGGTACTGGGGAATCTATTGAATTCCACTTTGATGTGATTAATGAAAAGTATCCGTTCCCCCCTTCCTTCTTTCAAAGAAAGATGGTGGACCCTAAGTGCTTAAGACTTATCAAAGCTAAAGGCGACAGCATGGCGGATTATATCCATGACCAAGATCTAGTTGGTATTGATCTATCACAAACTGAAATAGTAGATGGTGGTATTTACGCAGTTTACTTTGCTGGCGAAGGCATGATTAAGCAGATATTTAAAGAAGCTGATGGCTCTTTAGTTCTGCATAGCTTCAACGAAAAGTATCGGGATAGAATAATTACTGAACAGAATGGACTGAATTTTAAGGTTATGGGCCGCCAGGTGTGGCGTGCAGGTTAAAAAAAAGGAGAATGGAATTGGATAACGCAAAATTACCAATCAATCAAATTATTGCCCGTATTAATGATGCTGCGAAAAATGGAGAGGCGTTAGTTCTAACTGCTGAGGAAGTGAGAATCCTTTCAAAAGATATCGGCGATAAGGTCTATATTCCTGTACTTACGAATGAACAAGTTGTTCAGTTGGTAAAGGAAGGAAAGCTTGGGCAGAAGATTAATAACACCAAAGATTAATAAACTGTGAACCCGACACAGTAATTTAACGGTTCGGGAGGGGGAGTAATGGGTACCAGTAAAAAAACAAGCGATAACAACTATCTAAGCGTAAATACATCCAACTCGGGTACCAATAAAATTGGAGACCAACAACACCTATTTAGAGTTGACTGTCAGATAGAGATAGACGATGTAGAGATGGGTGTACTAGAGAGTGGGGTTCCCTACTTGACAGGCAGGGGTCTTGAGAGGATGTGTGGTCTTGGACGAGGGCCTTTTGTTAGGTTAACGAATAATTGGTCTGAAGAGAAATTAAAACCTCGCGGCATACAAATAAATGAGATTCTAGAACAAAATGGTTACTTTGAAGATGAGCTTTATTTAAAAGCTGAATATAAAGGTCGTGAAATCAACGCCTTTACTGAGCCAGTTTGTCTTGCAATGCTTGAGTATTACGCTTTTGTTGTTGAGGATCCAAGGCCTCAAGCAATTCAGGCATTTAGAAACCTTGCTAGACTAAAATTTAGAGATTTCGTATACCAAGCCACAGGATATTCACCGAATCAAAAACAGCTTGATAGTTGGAAATTCTTCCATGATCGAGTGGACTTAACAATTTCCGCAGTACCTGATGGTTATTTTGGTGTTTTTAATGAGGCGGCATCGTTAATTGTACCAATGATTAGAAGTGGAATTATTGTTAGCGATAAAGTCATTCCTGATATTTCTGTTGGTATGGCGTGGAGTAAACATTGGAAGGAATGTGATTTAGAGAAGCTACATGGGAAAAGGATCAATTATCAACATAATTATCCTGAATATTATCCTCAAGCTCAGTCAAATCCTCAGGCGCCCTATGCTTATCCGTTATCTTGTATTGGGGAGTTTAGAAGATGGCTGAAGGATCAGTATATAAATACTCAATTGCCAAAGTATCTTCTTGGACAAGCTAAAAAAGGATCTATTCAAGCTCCTTTAGCAAATCAGGTTCTAGAGGCACTCTCACCTAAGCAACTCAAATAGTGATTTCATTTATCCTTTATAAGAAAACCCACCACCACGGTGGGTTTTCTTTTGTCTATTAAAGCATAAAAGTAAGTTAACAAAAATAAAAAGTAATTTTAATTACCAAATCTCTTGACCATTTTGGTAAGTTACCTTACTATCTTCTCACCAACCAATAAAAAAGTCCCGACTGTTTGGCGACACGGGACTTTTACTCAATGAGTGAGATAAGTATGAACATAAAAGCCAACATAGTCAAATCCATGGGATTCGTAGGAGTAGTTAGTGCTCTAACTGCTGCTTATGCATTTACCCCAGCTAACAAAGAACCTGTAACGGTTGCAGCTCCTTTCAAAGTTGAATCAATCGACCCTGAAAATGAACAAGCAGTACTTCAAACTGCAAATGAAAAGTTCACTTTAGAAGTTGATTTTGATGCTCAGTATTCAATTGATGGCAACGGCTATCAAGCTTGGCGTGAAGTTGAAATTAACGAGATT